AACTTTTGCAAGTCTCGGTAATGGTAACACAGGATATATGCTTCATGATTTTAGTGATACTACTGACCCATGGAAAGCTATAGAGTATGTTGAAGATACTGCTTCAAATACAGGACAATTTTTTAGATATGCGAAACCAATAGGAAGTGATGCATTTACACAAAAGACAGGAACGGTTACAATAGCAAATAGTAGTCCTGTTGTTGTTGGTACAGGTACAGCATTTCTTACAGAGTATGAAGCTGGAGATTTACTAGTTATAGGAGCAGCAGGTAATACAAGATTCTACGCAACTATTAATCATATATTCGATAATACATCAATAGAACTATCTAGATGTGTACCTCAGGCTTATACTAATGTAAATATCTTTGCACAGACTTTACAACCAAACTTTATAAAAGATACTATTATTGGCGAAGTTGCAAATACAAGTGGAACATTCTCACTTATAAACTATGCAAGTGGGAATAGAGGAGAGGACGCATATAGAATCTCAGGAACAAACGAAAATCATACTTTCCCTGCAAATAGTTCAGGAACAATATCAGATTTCTCTGGATATACTAATGCTTACACAGTTAAGAAGGGCACTGTAAGTTATAGTTTTGCAGCAAGTGGTACTACATTAAATACTTTTGGACTATCTCTCGCAACATCAAACTGTACCGCATCTTTAGATGGCAGTGGTAATATAACAGTAAGTGCTTTATCAGCAGATACAGGAACAATCACAGTCACAGTTACAGATAGAGGAGACGGTAACGCAACAATTGATACTAGAATAATTACACTCACGAAAGCAAAAGCAGGAACGAGTGGTAGTATTGGTAGTGATGCAAAAGTTGTATCTTTAACTGCATCAGATAGTTCAATTATTTATAATGCAGCAGGGGCAAGTCCAACTCCAAGTACTTCAACAGATATTACTTTAACAGCAACAGCTAAAAACTTTACTGACCCACGAATGAAATTTACAGGAGATGGTATATCAGACGATGGTGACTTTACCGCTACTGGAGTATCAAGTGGAGTAAAAACTTTTACATTCCCTGTACCAGCAAGTATAAATACTTCACCACAAACAGTACAAGTAGAAGTACAGGAAGGAGCTTCTGGAGGAACAGTTGCTCTTGATACTATAACAATTGTATCTGTAAAACCAGGAGCTGATGGTGCTGATGGTGCTGATGCAATTACAGTAAATTTAACAAACGAAGCACATACATTCCCAGCGTCTAATACAGGAGTAGTTTCAAGTTTTGCAGGGTCAGGTACAACAATAGAAGTATTCAAAGGAGCAACTTTATTGACACCTGTTGCAAATAGTGCTACACCAAGCACTAATGAATATAAAGTAACAACAAACTCTACTACAAATATTACAGTAGGAAGTTTTACACTAGATACAACAGGTACAGATAAACGTATAGATATAGGCGACCATAGTGGAGTAGCCAATGGCACAGACTTGTCAGAAATAGAATACTCTATAAATGTAGAAAATAGTGTAACTCTTACAAAAGCACAAAACTTTAATAAAGCAAAAGCAGGAGACCCTGGAGCAACAGGTAATACCGGGCCAAGAAGCGCTGTTGGTTATATCTACTATCAATCATCAAGTGCAAGTTCACCAACAAGTGGAGATCCAGTTTCAACTTCTGGTGTATCTTTTAACTTTAGCACTCAATTATTAAGTGGTGGTGTAATAGGAACAGGTTCAACAAACTGGAATCAAATAGCGCCTACATTCACAGGTAGTAACTCAAATAAGTATTGGTATGCTTACTATGCTGTAACAGAGGCTACTTTCGGAGGAACTCAAACTATATCTTTCACTATTCCATATCAAGGACAAAACTTTACAGGACTAGTAACATTTACAGGTAATAACCTAGGAGACGGCTCTAGTACTTATGACCCAGCACAAGTTATTAATGATGGAACTACTACTATTAATGGTGGAAAAATTACTACAAACAGTATTACAGCAAGTGCGATAAATGTAACTAATATATCTTCGATGTCTGCAAACTTAGGAGCAGTAACAGCAGGTACAATAATAGGTTCTGGACATAGTGGAACAGCAGATGGTTCTGGATTCTCTACTGCAGGTATGGCTATAGATGTTGCAAATGGAACTATATCTGCTAAAAACTTTAGGATAGGAGCTGACGGTACATCAGCGTTCCAAGGAACACTATCACTTTCTTCTATTACAGCCGCAGGGGGACAATCCGCAACTGACGCACAAACAATGTCTAACAATGCAAACTCAGCTTTTGATGCAGCTAACTCAGCTCGTGGTCACGCAAACAATGCTTTTGATAAAGCTAATACAGCTCATGACGCAGCGAATACAAAAGTAACACATGCAGAAGTAAATACTGCATCAACAATAGTTGGTGGTGGTATAGGTGGTTGGACTATAACTCAATATCATTTAGCAGGTGGAGCACAGTCTTCTTCTACTACAAGAGACTTTACAGTAGGAACTTCTACTTCAGGAAATGCTACATTCTTAGCAAATGGTGGTGTAATTTTAGGGTCAGATGGTTTTCTTTCTTCTAATACTTTCTACATCGATACAGCAGGAAATGCTAAGTTTAAAGGTACACTAGAAGGAGATGATGTAACAGTAAACGGTACTTTAGTATTACCTTCAGCTGGAGCAAATAATAGTTCAGTAGGTGGATTTAGTGTCACAAACTCAATGCAAAATAAATTTATTGCAAGTATAGGTACAGGAGCTGGTTTCTATAGTGGATATGTAAGATTAGTTGGTGGTACAAATCATGTCAAAACTATTTCAATACAAATAAGAACAGGAACAAGTGATGCATCACAAGGAACTCTAGTTTATGAAACTCCAAGAATTGACTTATATACTGCAGGTAACTTACCTAGTGCAAGATTATATTCTAGTGCACAAACAGCAAACATGCCCATAGTATTTTCTTATACAGGAAGTAGCAGTTTAGCAGCATATGTCAGAGGACAAGCAGATAGTGCTACTGATACAATAAGTTCAGGAGAAGCAAGATTTATTAAGTTCGGAACAACAGACCCAGTATATAGTTTTGCTAATCAAACAGGAGTAGCATTAAGCACAGCAGTATACTCTAATACTCAAGTAGTAGGTGGTTTCGCAGGAACAAAGACAGTAAGTATTTCAAACACTAGCTTTACCAGATATAAAATAGATGGTGGCAGTTTTGGTACTGCAAGTCAGCAGATAGCAAACGGTAGTTATATAAATGTAGAAATAACTTCCGCAGCAAGTAATCAAACAACACGTTCTACTGATGTTTCAATAGGAACTTCACTAAAAACTTTCCAAGTAATAACAGGAGGCACAAGCGATGATGGTAATGGAGACGACGATAATGGCGGCGACGACGACGAAGAAGAAGCAAGTTTTGTACAGGGCACTCCAGTTGTCATGTCAGACGGAACAACAAAAGCTATTGAAAGTATAGCTGTTGGAGATGTTGTAAAATCATTCAAGCACTCTAGTCTTGACGCAAGTAATAATGATGCTTGGAAAACTTGGACTACACCTGAAATAGCAGACGGAAGTTTTGGAACTGCAACAGTCACAGCTATAACAGGATTTAGAAATGCTACAAATTATTATTGGTTAAACTATAATTTAAAAGTTACTGGCAATCATCCAATGGTAGTATTTAAAGATAATGTATTTAAATTTGTAAATGCTGAGAATATAATAGTGGGTGATGTAATAGTAAATGAAGATGGAACATTAGAAGATATATTTGCAAATGATAAAGTTATAGTTAATTGTTTAACATATAACTTTGATGTAGAAACCGATGATACTTACATTATAAGGGGTGGAAACGATAGAGGATACATAGCACATAACAAGGAAATAGCATAATGAATTATATAATACAAACAGGAACAGATGGTAATGGAGACGCAATCACAACAACACTAGATGTGCAGTGGAGCTGGACGTATGAGTTAGTAAGTCATGAAACACAAAACTTTGTAAATAATCAAAGTATGCCTACTAGAAGAGTAGATAATATGGTAAAACAAGTAGAAGTAAAAGTTACAGGAACTGATACTACAACGGGAAATGCCTCTCATCTTCAAAGTGGAGTTTCAAGTCAAACTCATTCTATTAATTATATGATACCATTACCGTGGAGAAATAAAGCAAACGGAGAGATGACAGGATTTGTAACTCCTTATGATAATTTAACGAGTACGATGATATTAAATTTTGGTAAGGCTATTTTACAAGAATCTGAGAAAGTCGCTAGATTAGAAGCAGAATTTGCTTGGGCATTGTATGGCAGGAGTACAGATAATCCTGACCCAGACAGCTAATTTTTGCAAGGCTCTCAAAAATAGTTCTTGACATGACCTCGAGTTTTTGATATAATTTAGCATATAGGAGTATAAAAATGGCAGCAGGAACTTATGATATTGTAGTCGACCAAGGGTCGGACTTCTCAATACAAATTCAGATAGAACAAGATGGGTCAAATGTGAACTTAAGCACACATTCGGCACGAGCACAACTGCGCCCAACTCCTAGTTCAAACACAAAAACGGCA